AGACGAAGTGCCGCGTTGATGTTGCAACAGGTGCTTTGGCGGCAAATAGTTGGTATCGCGCGGATGGCGATGGCGTCATTACCCCCAGCTAATAGGATCACACATGGATACGGAGCCTACCATGCTTGAATGGCTTAGCCTGTCGGGGATTGCGGCAGTTGTAGGCGGTATCTTTGGGTACGGCAAACTGCACGGAAAGATAGCAAATCACGACTTGGATATTGCTAAACTCCAGCAAAACAGTGATACTCTGACCCGCCTCGATGAGCGGGTTTTGCATATCAAAGCTGACCTTTCCGAGATAAAAGAGCAGTTGAGAGTGTTCAGTAAATGACAACGAACCTCACAAGCCAGACTATTTCTTCTACTTATAACCAGCTACTTCATGTAGATGACGGACCTACAGCAACGTCCAAGGTTGTCTATAGCGGTACCGGCACAGCAACAGCACTCAAGATTGCTACGACGCATGTAGACGTCGATAACCTGCGGCTGGACACCAACACTATCTCTACGCTGGATACGAATGGCAACCTTGTCCTCGCGCCAAATGGGACAGGCTCTGTAGCTATTGCAAAGATTGCGCTCACTGGCGGCAGTATTTCGGGCATCACAGATCTTGCTCTTGCCGATGGCGGCACCGGAGCGTCTGATGCGTCTGGCGCGCGTACCAACCTTGGTCTTGGGNCTATCGCAACCCAGAACGCAAACAACGTAGCTCTTACTGGCGGTAGCATATCGGGAGTGTCGTTCTCCGGCTCGTTCTCTAGTATGACAGCTGTGTCATCGACAGCGCTGTCTACATCCGACGCCGCGACAAACGTGACTGTTACTAGAAACGGTATCGGAGCTGGGTGGTCAAACACCAACGTAGATATAGTACTGTCCCCAAAAGGAACCGGGAGTGTTACAACCACCAAAGTAGGTATTACTGGAGGGGCAATTAACGGTACCACGGTCGGTGCGACTACGGCGGCTACGGTTAGAGGCACTACGGTTGAGGCTACGACATCTATTGGGTATGCAACAGGCGCAGGCGGTACGGTAACCCAAGCCACGAGCAGGACTACGGGAGTTACACTCAACAAGATCTGCGGCGAAATCGTTCTGGTTGCCGCTGGTATATCGGGCCATGAGGCCGCAGTCTTAGTGACCGGAGCAGTAGAAGATAGTGCCCCGGAGAACGTGGTCAGCCCACTTACAGAAAGAGTAGTAAGCGCTGCCGATCCGCTAGTAATAGTAACATTGTCTTGGGCAATGCCCGTATAGACACCCATTTTAACCTCCTGAAAAATGGGGGCCGAAGCCCCCATTAATGCTATCCGTTGACGTTAACAACGACAGCAAAGGCTTCGACAATACAATCGGTCGGAACCGCAGTATTGATCAGAAGGTCAATGGTGTCAGCAGTTACGATTACCGACGGGTTGGCGAGATCCGCCGCCGTCAGGCCGAGTGCGTTGGACGGGTCGTCGTTGGCGTACACGTTCGCCGCGTAGGGCGAACCGCCAGTGAAACCGAGGTCGAACGTAGCCGTAGTATTGGTCGATTCGACTTTGGTGACGTTGAGACCCGCCGCCAGAACGATAGACCCGGCAGGCAGGTTGATAACCTGCAGCGTGTCCGCAGCAGCAAGCGCCGTAGCGCCAGCAGCAGCGCGAGCAGCAACGATCTTGGCGAAGTCAAGTTTAACCGTAAACTTGGAAATGCCGTGCCCGTCGGGGTATGCAGCCGCGCCTTTGTTAAAGCCCAGCGTGTCGGTATAAGCAGCCATGTCAGTATCCTTTCAAATCTATGTATGCAGCAAGATCGTTAAGCCAGCGTGACGACTGCTTGTGCAAGCGCTTCGCCCTTGACAACCTTGTAGCCGTAGACCTGAAGGCCACGGACAATGTTACCGAAAGTGGATTCGGAACGAATGGTTTCCATCTCCGTCATCTGGGACGCGAAGGTGAAGCCCATCTTATGACCGGCGATGAGGTTGAACTTACCGCCAGTGTCCACTTTGAGGTTGTGGGACACGTACAGCGTGAAGCGGTCGATCATACCAAGCCGCCCGTTACGAAGCGGGGTGACGCCGTCGCCGGAGAGCGAAGCGTCCTTGAGTTCGGACTTCTTGATCAGGCCAGCCATTTTGGCGGGGATGACGAGGAAGCGGCCCGACTCCGGAGCGTTTGCTTCGTCGAGCACAGTGCCCATATCGACGATGAGGTCGATAACCGGAACCGTACCGCCAGCGCCGTCCTTGGTCACCGCACGCGGTGCGCCGGTCGTGCCGAGGTTGAAGGACGCCGTCTGTTCGCCCGCCGTCGCGCCCTTGTTGGTCGCGGCGATATCGGGCAGGAGATCTGTCAGAACGCGCTGGTCGATCTTGATCTTAAGGCGCTCAGAGGCGTCCTTCGACCAAGTATCCATCAGCTTAATATCCGCCTGAATGCGGTCCACGTCGTCTTCGACGCAAGCGAAGTACTCGCCCTTGTCGATGAGAAGCTGGATTTTCGGCTTGTCGGGGTTCTCGACCGTCAGCGTCTGTCCTTTGACGTAATCACGGATCGTGATTTCCGGCGTAGTGCGGATGTTAACGGCGTCGCCCATGCGGCGGATTTCGCCTTCATAGTCGGTGTTCGAGATAGCCGAGAGAACCGTGGCGTCGTAGAAGTTTTCGATGAGCTTACCGGACCAAATTTCGGGGATGAAGTTACCCGAATAATTGGGACGACCGGGAGAAACTGGATATGGCATTTTTGCTTTCCTTGTTTAACTATGCAGCGACTATTCGACCTTCTCGCTGTGCAGCGAAAATGTCTCGTTCGAGGCGGTCGCGTTCAGCTTCTTTGCCTTTGAACCTACCCGCACGAACGTCATCAAAGAATTTTCTGATGTCCATCGGCGTATAGGTAGTCGTGTTAGTCGTCACAGGCGCTGCCGTTTTTCCTCGACCGGGAGCGATCTGTTTCTCTAACTCAGAAGTCTGAACCTTCCGACTGGTTTGAGCAACTTGTGCACTTACTCCTCCAGATGAACCAGACCAGCTATTGAAGAAATTAGCTACGCGGCGTGCATCCAGATTACGCTGAGCGTCCTCCAGATATACCTGCCGTGTAAGCCCCGTCAGGGGGTCAACTTCCAGCAACCAAGCCCGGAAATCCGGATCCTCGTTGATAGCCGCCCACTGAGGGACATGCGAACCTAGTTCCGTCCAAAACTGCTGCTCGCGAGACTGAGCGTGATTAGCTGCAAGCTGCTCCACACGGGGGACCATTGAGGTCTGCAGTTGCCTGATAACCGTTTCCAGTTCTGCGACACGGGTCTGCGCAGCTGCTGCTTCTTCCCTGCTTACTTTACGCATAATATCGATAGAATCGCCGTATTCTTCAATGTCCTTGTCGGTAATAAGCTTACCAACTACGGGTTGAGGCGATGGTGTCGATTGTTGCTGCGTAGAAAAAGAAGCGAGTAGCTTTTCCAACTCAGACACCCTAGCCGACATGTCTCTGTTCTGAGCATGTAGCCGAGGTACTTCTGCGTTGTACATACCCTGCAGTGTACGGTACTTCTGTTCGAATGATTCTCCTTGTTGGTTGCTCGCCCGGGTTTGCTCGGTTTGGGCGCGCGGTTGTGCAGTTTCCGTACCACTGTCGGCGTCAGTTGATACCTCTTCCGAAGAGGTTTCCGGGTTGTTACCCGTAACTTCTTGGTTAAGTTCCATATACAACTGCTGGACCGCCTCAGACTGTTTCCGGACCTGCTCTGGTAGTGCCACGTTGAACGCTCCTATCGGTGTGCGTAATTAAAAACTACTTGCCGCTTCCCTGACGGGTTGTGCCGCAAGATCAGGGGCATCTAACATGAGCTTGTGAAGCTCACCGAGAACCTGACAGCGCCCCTGTGCTACTGCCACGTTGTTAATATTATGAGGTAGCGACTCCAGTTCGTGCTTCCGCCAATCGCCTACCCAAGCGAGGAGGGCCGGATACTGACGGACTACGGTCGCTAGCGCCTTTACAACCTCTGGGTCAGGGCGTTTCATCCCGCCGCCCCGCTATCCCTATTGCTGACGATGTTTCCTTCCATACCGCCCTGCGTCTGTCCTCCCGGCTGTGTCGGGGCGGGCGAAGAAGGTTGTTTAGCGGCCATGCCAGCAGCAATTCTTGTCTTGTGCGCCTCTTTCTCCCTAGTCGGAACAATCTCGTCGGTAGGCATCTGCAAACTCTTGGCCACTTCGCGCAGGATAGCAGCGCGTCCTTCCTTACCGACAATTTCCATGTCGAACTGGTTGGCAGTAGCGTTCAGGAACTCGATTCTCCTTACCATAACCGTCTCTTTAACGGCTAGATTGACTGCGCCCATCGGTACAATGTCAGCATCGCCCTTGATTGATTCGTCCTCATCATACCGCATGTTATATATAAACTGACGGCGCACCATATTCTTAACGACATCGTTGTCAATATGCATAACAATCTGTCGGATGCCTTTACCCGCAGATCCCATCAGCATTGACAGTCCGGAAGCCGTGCGACCAGCACCCTGAACGTTCATATCTCCGTAAACATAGGCCGGAATACCGGAATGAACGTCAGCTAGCCTGCTAAACCGCTCATAAACCGCCATCAGGGTCTGCGCATTGTCGTTTGGCTGGTTAAATCGAACAGCAGGAGCGTTGGAACCCAGCGGATCGTTGGTTACCTGCCAGATTTTCCACGGATGGATCTGCGTAATGTCTTCATTTGGCGGAATACGCTCCAGATTCACCTCGACTTGGGGTCCGGAAGCGATACCCATGTTGTTTACGAGGGCTCTAGCCGCCGCATTACACACAGATTGCACGTCTTTGAGAATTTCTGGGATGGATTTACCCCAAAAAGCACCCGGGACCTTGATAAAAGAGGTCTTTGCGTAGGGTTTTTCACCCAATGGGTCGTAATTCAGCACCGCTTTCAGCACATAGTTGCCCGACATCCATACATTGGCGTCGTATTCCTGCGCTTCGTCGGGTACTTCCGCCTCGGGCATTCCCCATTCGCGAAGCATTTTGCCGCTAACTTTACCCCAGAACTCAAGAACGTCGAAAGTTTCCGTTGGAGACCGGTAGGAATAGAACTTTCGTTCGAGATCGTTCTTAACTAACTCTACATCCTCGTTAATCCAGCTGGATACATTGCCGATTTCAAGTACTTTACGTATGGCTTCATCGTCGTACCCGGGTACTCCGATAAGATCGGCAAGATCCATCCGCGACAACGGATGATGTTCGAATAGATACCCTTCGTTGATTGTGGTAATCTTGGGTTCCGGGTATATCCTAAACGGGTCAACTCTTTCAAACTCAGGGGCAAGGCGTTCGGAAGGTTCGGCAATCGTCGTCCCGTCAGCGCCTTTCGTCCACCCAAGCACGCGCTGGCGGCGCACTACGGGTCCTTTGATGAAGGCGCACGGGAACGTCACAAGGTCTGTGATGAAATCGTTGAATGCATCAGGCCATCCTCCTTGAACGAACTGGTCATCAATCTTGATCTTCATCTTGTCAGCGCGGTTCTGTGCTTCCTGCAACAACCTGAACCGGAAGTCCTGCGCCAGCGTCTCTTTTATCTGGTCCGTCTGCTCAGGAGTTGGGGCCATGCCCTCCGTCTGAATAGTCTTCAGGATCTCCTGTGCAAGCGACTCCTGAATAGTCGCTTCCCTGTTAGGGTCAATCGTAGGGATAGGAGTAGGCTTCAGGTCCCACGGGGGTGTACCTGTATCCATGAGGATGTCGCGCAGCCAGCTTTCTGCCGCCCGGCACTTGACCTCAGTCAGCATCATGAAAATGTCTGACCCGCCTACAGAGTTGATCTGTTTGCGTTTGCTCGCGTCATACTCGCCGTTACGTTGCCTCATACTATCAAGCATGATGTACTCGATAGGCTTCTTGGCCTCTTTGGCAGCATCCCAACACTTGCGAAGGTACGCCGATAGTCCTAGGATAACAGGGTTGTTCTGCCTGTTCGAAAGATCCTGATCAATAGCTTCTCGCTCCGCAGCAGTAAGCGCGGCGTTGTTCACCACCCGAAGCATTGACAGACCTACCATGTGTGCAACATATACCTAAAAGATAAGAAACTCAATAATCAAACTCTGTAAAATCTTTCCCGCCAAGGAGTGCTGCGCCTTAGGCGAAACAGCTTTCTTCGGTCCAGCGAATTGGGGTTAACCGTTGCCGAAGTAACCGTGCCGGATACACGTAGCTGACCTAGTGTAAGGTTGGCGGTGGCAGTAATGCCCACCACCGGGACAACCGTCGTAGCGCCGCTCAGTGTCAGCGGGCTCAAAGTTAGCGCTGCTTGCGTTTTGGCGGGAACTTGGGCCAATGAGGTCAGGGATAGCGCACCAAGCGTAACCGCAGCCTGTGCCCGAACGGCGTTCTGCGCCGACGCAGTCAGACTGAAGGGGGCGAGCGTGAGGCTGGCGCTGGCTTCGATACCAGCCACCGATACAACCGTCGCAGTGCCGCTTAGTGTGAGTGGGTTGAGTGTAAGGTTGGCGCTTGCGTTAGCGCCGCTGTTTACAACCGTCGCAGTGCCGCTCGTAGTGAGCGGGTTCAGCGTGAGGCTGGCGCTGGCTTCGATACCAACTGTCGATACAACCGTCGCAGTGCCGCTTACCGTGAACGGGCGAAGCGTGCGGTTGGCGCTGGCGTTACGGTTTGTTGTAGCCGTGCCGCTTACCCTGAAGCGGCCAAGAGTGAGTCTTGCGTCGGCTGCATCTGGAACCGCTCTAAGTGAGAGCGTGATGCCTAGATACGCCGACGCTGTTTGCGTAGCTGTCGTGTTGCCCGTAGCGCCCGCGACCGCCTTTCGGCCAGCTGCTACGAATAGACCGCCGCCACTCTGGGTGTTGATGGTCTGGTCATGAAGCTCGCCGTTCGTGCCGAAGCCCGTGAATGTCAGGTTCGCGTTAGTCGGGTTGCCTACATGGCCTGCGGTGTTGGTGGCGTCGAGGTCCACGGCCATGCAGTGAACGACGACCGCATTGTTCGTGGCGGTCGTGATGCCCGGCATGGTCAGCGTAGCGGACGACGCCGCCGAGGTAGTCGTAGGCGCGACCCCGTCTAGTGGCGTCGTCGCATCGACGCCACTGAAGCCAAAAATTATCGAAACGGCGTGGTTCGCACCGGTCGTCGTGACTGTCGGGGCCGCATCGCCTGACTGCCAGAAGCGTGTGTAGACGGCAAGGCGTACGCCGCCTGCGACGTTCGTACCCCCTATGCTTTGCGGCGACCCCGGTACTTGCGTCCAAGCGGGTGACGGGGCCGCAATAGTCGCGCCCTCGGTTTCGACAACGAGGACCATGAAGTCCCCGGCCTGCATTCCGGCGGGGATGGGAGGAGCCGTACTCGTGTTGCCTGTAGTGAAGGCACCTTTACTGACGAAGCGGATCGCCATACTATCCTCCCTAGGCGATCAGCTCCCAAGAAACGACGTAGTCGTTGGAGATCGGGACATCGAACGGGTTGTTGTCTAAGCCCGCCCACCACTGGCTGTCCTGCCAGTAGGCGCTAACAGACGGCCCGTTGGAAAGCGCGACGGCTACGAGCAATCCATCAGGTGGCGTTTCGGCGGGAAAGGCGGGCATGGATCAGCGCCCCCGTTATCCGTTCTGTGTCGCGATTGTGAACGCCGTCACAGTTACCTGTTGGCTTACAGCAATGCTTGCGTTGTCAATCGTGAGATCGGGCGTGAACGTAACAGTTGTACCGCTGGCGACTTGCGTTGGCGTCACGGCGGCTGACATCGTCACCGTGGTACCCGTTGTCGCTAGGACTGTCGCGGCGGGTGGTATGTTAGTGCCGGTAATGTTCATACCGACGACAACACCAGTTGTCGCGGTGAAGGTGAGCACGTTGCTGTTAACAGCGGTAATCGCGCTGGTGTTGATCTGGACCTGCACCCCGCAGGAGCCTTGCAAGAACACCGTGCCCCCGTTTGTCTTCATGCGGAAGTGTGTTGCCGTGCCCGCTGCATCCGCTGAAGCATCCTGCCAAGTGCCAACATCCTTGGACACTGAGCCCGAAGCGGCTGCAGCCATAAAGCTGGTCGGCAAAGTCAACACGGCAAGCGTTGACGCGGCGGTGTCAGCCGCAGCAGGGTTAGCGGGTATCGCGTTCGCAAAGATAGTCAGCGTCGGAGCAGTCACCGAGCCGGTGACGCCAGAAGTGCCTGCAACGACCGACAGGCCGTTTCCGATATTCTCAATCTGCTCAAGCATCGCATTACGCAACGCGGTTGACATCTGCAGTGCCATTACCTGATACCCCGTTACGTGTTGAGAAGAGAGCGCAGCTGACTAAGCCGGGTCTCCAGCTTAGCCATCGATTCTTCTTTTTTGTTCAGTTCGTCCTTGGCGGCGGCAATCGTTTTCATGTCGTCTTCAAACGCCTTCTTGGCGAGCGCCAGTTCTTCTTCCTGCGTCTTCATGTCTTTGACCATCTTGAGAATCTGCTGCTCGCGGGACACCACGTCCGCCAGCCTAGCGTCGAGGTGAGCCTTCGCAGTTTTGTGGTTTGCCTGCTCTTCTTCAAGCTTCGCTTTCTGGGTGGTCATCTTGATCACGGACGCGCGAAGCGAAGCCTCTTTAACCTTCACCTCCTCATCTTTCTCCGCTGCCACTGCCTGCGCTTTGTTGGCTGCTTCCAGCTGGGTCAGCGCAGCCTTGCGGGCTTCGTCCAGACGTTCGGCTTCCGCGCGCATGTTTTCAGTCGCT